CGGCCTCAGAAGCGCAGACGATGCGCAGTGGCAAGCCCGCCTCAAGGACGTGCTGACGCTGGCGGGCGATAATCGCAATCGCCACCATCAGCGCAATAATTCCGACGATGTATCCGACCCAACGCATCAGAGAGCGGCAGACGCCGCCGCTGCCGCTGCCTTGGCTGCATCAGCGATCTGCTTGTCCGCATCGGCCTTGGCCTTGGCGACAGCAGCGTCCGCATCTGACTGCACCTTCTGGATGTAGTTGACAAAAGCGGTCTGAATGGGAGACGCAAGCGCCGGATTGTTGGCGATAGCGTCGATAGGCTGACCAACGTTCACGCCGTCAACGTAGCAGTTGGACGTGTCTTGGATGATGACTGATGGAGTGCTCATTGAGTTTGTTTATCAGGATAGGATACTGGGTTAGAACGATGTGACGGTAACGCGGAATGAGCGCGTGCCCGCGTTAATCGTGGAGCCGGTCGGGTTGTTGATCTGCACGCGCACAGAATCGGCGGTGATAACGTCAGCGGAAACAATCAAACCGGCAGGGTAACTAGCGCCGTTAGTTGTGTTAAAAAGCACAGTGTCACCGACTGCCGCGCCAGTAACGGTAACATCCACGGTCGCCGTGCTTCCTGCGGTAACATTTCCTATTGCGGCAGAACCCGTCGCCGTCCGCACGCTTTTTATCACCGAGGTTCCGTTCACGACTAATTTTCCGGTGTTAGTTGAGCCAGTGCCAAGGTTTCCAATGTAAGTATTTCCGGCTCCCGTTGCGGACAAAGCAACGTTCTGGTCAGTCGCAGAATAGAGCGTAAGGTTTCCGCCCGTGGAGTTCAGTTGCGAAGTTCCGAGGTTGAGGGTGGCGCTTGTTGCGCCGGTAATCGTAACAGGTCCGGCAATCGTTCCGCCGGTGACGGAGACTTTGCGATTGATTGAAATGCTCATGGGTTAGTTGGCGTCGAGGATTTGAACGTGCAGAACCTTCGTTCCGCTCGCTCCGTGGATTGCGGACACAGGGAAGTCGCATTGCGGCGCGGTGAGCGTGAGTGATTCGCCTGAGTCGATTTTCACGCCAAACGAGGACGTGAGCTGCGCGATGTTACTAACGCCAACGGCGAGATACATCGTCGTGTCGCTTTGGTTTTGAAGGAACACAGGACGGAATAGCCCTTGTCCTGCGGTGAGAACTACGGTTGCGGTGGTGGCTACGTTTACGTTGGTCATTTTGTGAATCAGTCGAGCCAAGCGGCGTGCGTGGGTTCATCCCATGCGCTTGCCCCGTGTGAAAGTAAGAGTCCGACCGTGCCTGCCGTGCCGTCGCCAACGACGGACGCCAGCAGTGTGCCGCCTGCGGTGCCATCGCGCACCTGCACGGTCAACCCACTCGCCGGCATGACGAGGCGAAGGCCGATGAATGCGCCGTCGGTGGCATTCGTAGCCGACAGGATAACAATGGCCGTGCCGCTTCCGCTCGCCGTAACCTTTGCGAATAGCGAACGCGCGCCGGCGTCGAGCGTGAGCGTGACATTCGCGCCGCCTGCGACGGTCGTTGTAACGCTCGGCGTTACGGTGGCGGTAAACGAGCTAGGCTTGTCAGGAAGTCCAGCGTAGGTGAATCCCGACGACGGATTCGTGGTCGTGGTCGAGATTGAGATGGTCGTGCCAACCGTAACGTCCTGGATGACGTTGAGCACGAAACGCGCAACGGTCTTGACGGCGCCAGTCGTGGCATTCTGCGCCTGCACGTCGCACTGATACGTCGAGCCGCCAACGAGCGCCGAGCGATCAGACGGGACGAGCGTGACCGTGACCAATCCCGCAGCGGCATCGACCGTCGTGAAGCCGCCGACGCTTGAAATCTTTTGAACCTTCGCGTTCGCATCCGAATCCGTCGCGTTGCGCTTGATGGAAAAGATCAGCGTCGAGCCGGTCGGATTGAAAGCCGCGCCCGTGATCGGGTCGGTGAGCGACACAGCAATGTCGGACGTGTCTCCGAGATAAACGGACTTGACGGCGAGAGCACTCACGAGACCCACCCTCCGCTTTTGCGCGATTCAAGCAGGTGCTTGACGCTCCACGGCAGCTCAATGGCTGAACCGCTCGCGACGGTGAACGCGTCGCGGTTGTCATAGAAATGCTTCACGAGGAAAAGCATCGCGTGACGAAGATTCTGCGGGACGTGCGACGGCAGCGTTCCGAAACCGCTCGTGAACGTGATTTGAACGGCGTCGGGCCGGTCGTAAACGCTCGGCCATCCTGCGGTCGATTTGATGGAAATTCCGCCCGTCTGCGGCGACGGATTTAGCGCGCCCTCAACAGGCGTTTGCACGTTGATCGGGAGATAGTTCGACGGGTCAAACGTCGCCAACGTCTCGGTCAGATCGTAATATTGAACCGAATCGACGGAAAGAAGCGGAGAGCGGTCGAAAAAAACCGTGTTCCAATCGGCGCGGCGTCCGCTGAATCGGTAGTCGAGCACGCCGCCACTGACTACGCCGCGAAATGACCCAGGTAGAATGTCGCCCGAGTTGTCATCGTCGCGAAAGAGATCTGCCCACGATGGGCCGATGAGCTTAAACTGCTGAGAAATCAACGCCGTGCCGGTCGTAAGCTCGACCTGTTCACGCGCGACGGCGATCAACGTCTGGACAAGTGCGGATTCGTCGCCGTCGTCCACGCGACAGAAGCGCAAAGCCTCGTCGAGCGTGATCGGCTCAACGGCTGGCGCTGTAACTGAGAGCGTGTTTTTAACCCGCATGAAAAAGCGAAGGAAAGGCGCGGGCGTTACGTTCCGCCCGCGCCGTTAGGGTTCGTTACCGATTAGGCGCAGAGGGCGTCCTTCATCACGGCGAACGACTTCGGGCGCCACACGCCGCCGTCGTAGTAGGCGGCAGCGACGAGCGTGTATTGGCCCGTCTTGGCGTTCGCGCTGTCGCGAATCAGTTCAAGCGTCAGACCGCCCCAATAGCCGATCACGTAGTCTGCGGCGTTACCGAAGAAGATCGCGCTGGCGACGGAGCTGCTGCCCTTGGTGAGCGTGCGGCTGATGGCGTTCGTGAAGTTGGCCTGATAGCCGTTCACGAGGCCAGCGTCGCCAAGGATGAACTCGGCGGTCGTGCCGCTCGCGTTCTTCATGGTCTGCTTGAGCTTCCCACGGCATTGACCGTTGGAGAAGTAGCGCAGATTGCCGAGGAGCGCGTTCTGCGCATCAACGGCGGTTTCGAGGCCGATGATGTGAGCGAACGTCGGCGCGGCGCCGTTCGTGCCGCCGACTACGGAGGTCACGTCAACGCCAGAGGTGCCGATGATGCCGTTGGCTTCGTTGGTGCCGCCACCGTGGAAGAACGCGGTTTCTTGGATCGCGAGCATCTGCGAGGTGATCGACTTGCGAATGATAGCCTCAATCGCAGACGAGGACTGACGGAGAAGCTGCTCGCCAATGTCCACGTAGGCCGGGAGGCGTTTCGGGGAGAGCGAGAGCATTGCGGTGAGCGGGGAAACAGCGTCGGCAGACGCGTTTTCCGTCTTCTTCGCGGGATTGCTGCCAGCGGTGAGGCGCGGGAGGTCGAGAGTGCCGATAAGACCTTCCATGACGGTCGCACCAGACTGACGCAGGATGGACGCGTTATAGAAGTCATCGACAAGGCCCGCCTTGTTCGTGGCGATGGTCATTCCGCCCTGGTCTCCGGTCGTCGAGGTCGTTCCGGTGGCGCTCACGGCGCGCTGTTCATTGTCGCGACGGACGAAGAAGCGCGGGAGGCAGACGCCAGCGGAATTGATTCCGGCGCTACGGGCCTCGGCGCGGCCTTCCGCGACGATTTCAGCCTCGATGCCGTCAAGCGTGGTGCCCTCGACGATGCTGCGCAGCGTCTTGGCGAGGTCGAATCTGCCAATGTCGCGCTGCTCGTTAGCCGAGAGCGTGATGGTATTCTGCGAGAGGGTCGCGGCGTGGCGAACTTCGCGCTCGATGTTGGCGTCCAGACCACGCACTTCGGCCTCGATGCCGTCGTATTTGGTGGCCTCGTCAGCAGACAGAGAGCGGTTTTCTTTGCGAGCGGCGGTGAAAATGGCGTCGAGTTCCTTAACTTTCGCGCCACGAGTTTCCTGCAATTTCTTGAGGGACATGGTATGGGTATGGTTCAGCGGGAGTTGTTACGGATGGACGCAAGACGCCTTTCCCAAAGGTCTAGCGGTGGCTGTGTGTTTTCCTTGGCGGCGGGTGCCGCCTCGCGAAAGTCGTCGGGCTTTTCCTTGGTCGCTTCGTCGTTTTTCACGGCGAGGAACTGTTCAAGGTTGCGCAGAGAAACCTCTGTTTCTGGATACGCAGGGTAAGTGACGGGCGAAACGTCGTGCAGCTTGGCGCAACCGCCCGCGCGCAGCGTGCGGACGAGCACGCCATCGGAGCGGCGCTCCCATGAGTCGCCATCGGTATTGAGCGAGAACGCAAACGAGCTAGCGTCAATGTCTCCGCGCTTCATGGACACAGCGAGGTCGCGGCCCGTAGTTGTGTCGGGCATGTCAAACTCGTAGCCGAGGCCGGTCTCGTCCGAAAACATGCGGAGCGTCCCTTTGCCAGCGTTTGAACGAGCCAGTATGCAGTTCTCGTCGTGGTTAAACAGCGCGCGAACGTCGTCCTGCATCACGCCGTCAAAGAACCCTGGCTCGATTACCTCAACGAAGTCGCCGCGAGAGCAGCGCAGCGTGTTCGACGGCGAGCCGTAAACGGCAGCGTATCCGCGCACGGTCGAGCCTACGCCATCGGATGCGGCGCGAATCTCAACCTTCGTGGACATAAACCGGCGCTCGATGATGGTTTTCATTTGTTCGCCCCCTGTTTGTTTGCAGTGTCGGCGTTTGCGGCCTTGTCTTGAGCCGCGTCTGCCGCGTTCGTGCCGCCATTGCCGTTGAACGGCATGTCGTAGCGGTCGCCGATGTTGTCCGGCAGGTCGTTCATGTGCTCGGCCTCGCGCACGTCGTTGATGCTCTCGACGCCGATGTTCCGATAAATCTGATGCGTTTGCGCCCGCTCAAGTGCCGTGCCGCGCGTCAACTCGTCCGTGTCGAATTTGAAAAACATCCCAGAGGCGCGGTCTTTCTCGGTCAAAAGCGCCATCGAAAGCTCTTGCTCCCAACGCGTGAGCCTGTCCGCGAGCGAGTAATCGACAAACGCGCGATTCAGTTGCTCGACGCCGCTTCCCCACGAGGTCGTTTTCTCGGTCGATTGCAGCAAGTGCAGCGGCACGCGGTAAGCGCGGGCGATCTCCTCAATGTCAAATTTGCGCGACTCAAGAAACTGCGAGTCCTGATTCGACAGCGAAACCGTCGAAACCGTGAGACCGCCGTAGGCCACGAACGGTTTGTTTGAGTTCGCGACGCCGCCGTGATTCTTGTTCACCTCGTCGCGGATCTGGTCCATCTGCGCTTTCGTCGCGCCGAGCGGTGCCATCAGCACGATACCAGGCGCCGCACCGTTGGAGAAGTAGCGCGAACCGTGCTCCTGCGTCGTGATCGCAAGCCCCATCTGCTCGCGCATGCACGTCACGGGCGAAAGGCCGGTGATTCCGTCGAGCGACATTTCCTTGTGATGGAAAACGTCCGTCGTCTGCAAAACCTCGCCGTTGTGCCGGTAAAATGGTGTCCCGTCGGCAGTCATCCAGACCTCAACCTTGACGGGATGAAGCCACTTGAGCGCGACGGGCTCGAAGAATTGATTGCGGATAATGCGCGAGAATCCGTTACCACGGAGCAGCGCCGCCGACTCGATCATCTGCCGCCACGCGAAAGGCGTGCGGTAACCATCCGGCGAAAGTTGAATCAGTGGACATGCAGCATGGTCGCGAACCTCCTCGACGCCGCTCGCCGTGGTTTGCAGCAAACGAATCGGCAAACGCGCGATGATGCCGGAAATGATCTGCGTGCAGGCGTAAACACTCGAAATCGTTAGCGCGGTGTCCGAATTGATGACGGCGCCGGACTTGACCGGGTATCCGAGAGCTTGAAGCAGGCGGTCGGACGGTGCGTTGATCGACGACGTGAGCGCGGCCTGTCGCTTCTCGACGGTCGCGAAGTGTCTCGACGCCCGTTTGCTACGTGCATCGTCCTCACGCAAAAGATCGCTCGCCAATCGCGCCACGAGGCGAAATAGGCGATCGCGTTTGAGCGATCTTCAATGCGTAATTAGTTATTCACTACAATTCGCAGCGAATAACGCGAACAACCCACTAACCGAAGAAGATTCCCGGCCCAATCGTCGGCGCTTCACGCGTGACGGCGCGACCGAGCGCCATGAGCAGCGCGGAAATGCCATCGATACGTTGCGAGGACTTCGCCTTGTCGGGCATCTGGTTCCCGCTCGGGCCGGTGCGGACTACGACGTTGCCCGCATTCCAGCGCAAAACCTTGTGTCCGCCGTGCCGCAACTTGCCGGAAATAAGCAGGCGCTCTAGTTCTTTGCACGGCATCGCGTAGTTCTTGAACGTCTGGACGAAATCAACCGTGTTCACACCCGCGTCGTCCTTGAGCCGCATCGCAAGATCGGTCGCGAACATCGGGTCATAAGCGAGTTCCTGAATCGGATAGTCTTTCGCCAGCGTGATAAGCTCGGACTCGATGCGCCGGAAGTCCGCGACGTTGCCATCGGTCGTCCCAATTAATCCCTCACGCGCCCATTGGTCATACGGCACGCGGTCGCGCCCGATGCGCTCTTGCATCTCCTCCTCGGGAATCCAGTAGCGCATGAGCACGTCGAAGCCGCCTGCGTCGTCGGGAAACACGAGCGCAAGCGCACTCATGTCTCGCGAGCGCGCAAGGTCGAGCCCCGCGAAACACTGCCGTCCCTTGAGCGCCACGGGGTCAACGACGCCCTCGCACGCGTCCCACATATCGACCGAAAGCCACCTGTCCTGAACGTCCGTCCTGCGGTCGAGCTGTTTCGTCAAAAACGTCGAGAGCTTGCCCGGCATAAGCCGCGCCTTTGCCGCTTGGTCGCGCATGTAGTCCACGGACTTTGACACGCCGAGGTTTGGGTTGGCCTTGCGCCATGCATTTTCGTCAAACGGGTCGTCTTCTTCGTCGATCTGGTAAATCGCCGCGAAAAAGCTCTCGTCCGTGTATTTCCCCTTTCCCTCAAGAACCGCGCGAGCGTGCGCGCTGATCTCGTCATGCACGCCATTCCGAAGCGTGCCCTCGGTCGTGATAATGAAGTCGAGCGGTTGCGTGCGGGCGCCGAACGCGTCCTCGATTACATCGTGAAGATTGCGGTCGGGCCATGCGTGAAACTCGTCCTTGATCGCACAATTCGGATTCAAACCGTCGAGTGTGTCGGAGTCGCTGCCGAGGTAGCGGCACACGCCGTCCGCTGATTCGAATATGATTTCCCTCTGTTTCGTCGTCAGCTTGTCGGCGTAGCCTGGCGAACGCTTCACCATCTTGCGGCAATCTCCCCATCCGATTTTTGCCTGATCTTCCTTTGTCGCGACGAAGTAAACCTCGGCGCCGGCCTCGGGGTCAAACTTGCCGTTAGGTTTCATCTGCCCGCCTCCGATGAGCATGAGCAGCGCGACGCCAGCCGCGAGCAGCGTCTTGCCGTTTTTGCGAGGCACCATCACGAACGCGTAACGGTAGCGGCGCAACCCGCTCTCCTTGAGCTTCCACCCAAACAGAGAACCGATGATAAACTTCTGCCACGGTTCCAGCGCGAACGGCCTGCCCTTGAACGCGCCTTTGTAGTGGCGCAGCGTCGGGAAAAACGCGATGCGCTGGTTGGCCTCGGCCACGTCCCACACGAAACGCGCGTCGGACAGGTCGCGAAGGTGCCGCTCGCACGCGAGGCGAATCCATCGGCTGTGCGCGGATTGGTTTGCGACGACGCTG